CTCATATTATTGATGGTGATTTTGAGGCTTTTGATATGAATGTTGAGAAGAAATACCATTTCATGGGGTATATGTTAATGGGAAGAATTGCTATTTATCACGGTTTGTGTAGTGAGAATGCTATACATTATGTTTACAGACATGAAACTAAATGTCCAGTTCAGGCTGGGAAGAGTATACATTTATTTAAAGATGGTTTATTCTCAGGTGGGGTTTGGACAAGTATTATTGGTTGTTTTATTAATGAGGCTTATAATCGAGATTGTGTTATGGTGAAATATCCGCATCTTGAGTTTGATTCTCATTTCAAGTTAGCAAAACTTGGTGATGATCATTTATTAGGTTATGATCATGATAAGACTCCATATCGCCCTGATGAACATGGTCAGTCAATGAAGCGTCTAGGTCAAAAGTATACAAGTGCATTTAAAGATGAAGAATTAGGAGATACCCCTAAGTTCTTTGATAAAGTTCTATATTTAGGTTCGCATCCTCGTCTTGTACATGGTATGTGGACTGGTGCTCTTCGTAAATCCACCTTAGAACAGATGGTTTCATACACGCGTGATGGTGATCTTAGTTTAGATCAGAAGATACAGCAAGCTTTAGATTTTGCATCTCAATGGGATGAGGATTATTTTGAATATTATCGTAATGCATTAAAAGCTGCTTATGAACCTTTGGGTAAAACGTGGGATTTTTCAGATAACCATGCTTCATTACAATTTGCTGTTCTTAACAGATCAGCTGATTCTGGTTTTGATTTTGGTTTTGCTGTTGCCCAAGGTCCAGGAAACTGTGTTGGTAATCGTATCAACACTAATTTAAGTTATGTCAGTTCAAAGATTAATGTTATTCTTGACACGGCTCAAGATGACACTAGATTAGCTGAATTAGCAGATTTATATCTACGACGTTCTAAGCTATACTATAAATTAGCCGATATCACTGGAGACGATATAAATAAGATCAATGCTGACGATGATTATAAGAGTTATGAACATATTATGAAATACTTACCACAAGCACAAGGTGCATCATACTCTTCAACCAATGTTAATAATACATATACAATTTCTGATGTCACTGGTGGTTTACCTATACAGAATACTGTCTCCACGGAAAATAAGCCACAGATTGACGGAAAATTAAATATGACATTACCTATGGATAATCCACCTATGGCGAGTGGTGCTTTACCTATGGTACCACAATTTAGCGGAATGTCAAAGTCCAATGGGATTGAAATTACTAATGAAATGGAATACCATCCTTTAGCAATGTACCGAGA